TGATAAAACCTATGATTAGGATATTTTCCAATTTTAACTTTCATTTGTATGCTTTTCCAAATCCTGCTATGTACATTCTGTCATCTTCGGTAAAACGCCAGATGTTAAAATCACTAAACTGTCCGTACATTGTAGCGCCTTTATCACGTTTGTCAAACTTTTTTAATGCTTCTTCTGTTTTTTCTACACGCTCTAGCACACCATACAGTGTAAGTCTTGGATTATTCATTTGTGTACGATTTTTATTTTTATCAGCAAAATACAATGTAACTATAGGATTTCTTTTTATATTGTCAGTATGTCTACTCAAGTCACTGAGCAACAAATAAATTACACCTTCTTCGATTACTGGTGTTACTTTACTAACTTCTGGGTATGCTCCTCTGTGTGTGCCTAATGCTGCCTGTTGATAATCTTCTATTAAATTTTGTATATTATCTTTAACTTCATTGATATCTTTATACATTATTAAAATCCTGATTTTTTTAAAATATCTTTGCACCAAGCTGAATCTGCAGGATATCTTTTTAATTTCAGATTCCAGTACTGAGGATCAATCCATTCAAATACAATTGATAATTGTTCCTGATTTAATCTTTCCAACATTTGTATTCCACTTTCGCTGCAATATACAATCCAAGGACTGATTCTACCATTGCTTATTGCTCGAGTAATTTTGTTTTCATTGGCATATTTAAAGTAGTGAGTAACTTGACTTGAATTTTCTGTTGCCCATTTTTGCATTTCCAATATACTACGTTCTAGTGCATCCTGTGTATCTTCATTTTTTATATATTCTAATAGGTATTCGCTATAAAAAACATCTTTAGTCCATTGATCAAGTTTTTTGTTATTTTTAATAACCCATTCTGCAAAGCGTTCTGGTTTTATAGCATTTATACTGTGCAAGTGCCTTCCGAATTTAACAAATGCTGTATAGTAAGGACTAGCACTAAATTTTTCATATGTTGCATTTTCTTTATTTTGTGTAAACTTGTAAAACTTTTGATAAGACATAAATCCTAGCCGTACACCAATTTCGTTTCTTTGTTGAAATCTACGCTTAGGCTCGCACAAGTGACTAGCAAGTGTACTTTCCTTAACATAACTTTTTCCACAGTACTGGCACTTAAAATCCTTAGGCATAGGTCCGAGATCTTTTGCTGCCTTAATTATGTCATTTAAACCGGTCACTTAAACGATGCCTTGATTTGTTTGTCGCTATATCCATGATCTTGTAGCAATTGTTTTACTTCTTTTTTGTTTGTTGTCGATGCTAACAATTCAAGTTCGTCGTCTTTATAATTTGGATAAATTTGATGCAACAATTTCATTATAATATTAATGTCTTTGTTGGCTTTGTTCTTTTTCATTGGAGGAATATATTGATGATCAACACGAGTGTATTCGTTAACCATTGTAGTCATTAACAAGTATATTAACTTGGCATGGTTTTTAGTAAGCATACTAATTGATGGATTAAGTGTTTGGTTTGCGTTAATCAAATAGTATCTATGCATGTCAGGATTATTATGTCGTACTATACTCATATATCGGCTGTACAACCAACTGCTAAACTTATGTTGCTGTTCTTCGGTAAGAGTTTCCCACCAGTCTGTGTTTTTGTTATTGACTGCACGAAACAAATCTGCCAGTTTAATGCCACTTTCGCTCATTTACCAAGCCTTATTAATATCTACTATTTCGCATTGTTTGCTAATGTCTTTGACAAAATAAGCACATTTAGGCTTTGGTTTATTTTCTAATGGTATTGCTAGCATATTACCAGGTTTTAATTTAGGAAAATACCATTTAATGTCATGATATACATCAACTATTTCAATTGGTGTAAAATCGGGCATAATATCGCTAATTGGATTAAATGCAAATGCTTTAAAATCTCTATCGTTAAGTCTTGTCAACGGAAGTACTTCAAGGTCACCGTAGTCTGCTTCACCTATCAGTATTTGCCAGTTGTAGGGCACACGTATAACTTTACCCCCTATGTTTAGTACAAACGCAGGATCGTTAAACGTTTCTAGAAAAATCAAAGGAATAAAAAAGTAATCAGGGTCTGCTGGATTGCTGTTGTCTAATACACCGAATCGAAGATCACTTACTTCTTCTGGGAAGTCGGACATTTCAAAGCAAGTATTTTCTGCTGTAAGTATTCTCATAAGATATCCTTTATTTGTATATTAATGTAACACAAACCGTTTGATAGGTCAAGTTAATACTCATTGAGTTTATGGACCTTAAACGGATAGTTTGCTTCTTTATAGAAGGCTTTCCGTTTGGTCAAGTGCCGTTTGCTAAACTTACAACTACTGGTTATGTCCCATATTTCAACATGATCTTTGTCTTTGGCTTTGCGAATACCACGCCCAATACTTTGTATTACCCTAACGAAACTTTTCCCAGGCTCCACAAGAACCAAGTTAAAAATACGAGGAATATTAATGCCCACGGCAGCAACACCGTAAGTAGCAATGATAACCAAGTTTGTTCCTTCTTTAATTTCATCGTAAGCATCCTTTCTATCTTTTAATTTAACATCACCTTTGACAAACACACTTTCAGGAATCAACTCCTGTAGTTTTTCGCCGGCTTTGATTCTATCTACTAGTATAAGAGTATTGCCGTTTTGTTTAATACCGTTGATACGATCAGCCATCCACTGTATGCGTGTATCGTCTGTAACAAGATACTGCATTTCTTGTTGATACTCAGTGTACTCTTTGTAGTCCTGTGTTTGTAGAATGTTTACATTACATTGTGCTAGTACACCCATGTCTTGTAGTTCACTAGCAGCAATTTGATTTACTACTTCGCCTAAACTTACATGTAAACTAGCAAACTCGTGTTTTTCTTTGGGTATAGTTCCAGTTAACCCCCAACGAATAGGAATGTTAGCCATTACTCCAGTTAATAGTGTTTTTAATGCGTCAGCCTTTGCTTGGTGTACTTCGTCAATGATAACACAAATAACATCTTCCAAAAACGCTTCAATGGTAACAGGTGCTACTCCGTTCTTTGTGTTCTTGAGCATGCTGTTTAAACTTTGCCATGTACAGATAGTATGCGTTTTACCAAACTCTTTCCTATCACCAAAGTAAACACCTACATCTAATCCCAAGTTAATGTAGTCTTCTTCTGTTTGTACAACCAAACTCTTGTTAGGCACAACTACAATACTACGCCCATACTTTTCCACACTGCTACTAAGTGCGGCTGTCATTAATGTTTTACCAGCGCCAGTGGCAATTTCCTGTAAGCACTGTGGATTTTCTAAAAAGTTGTTTACTACTTCAATTTGATAGTCACGCAGCACAACAGGTTCGCCGGCAATAGGATGACCTTCTGGCCAGTTCTTGTGAGCAAAAGTTTCTTCTGTAACACGATCAAATGTCATTTCGCCGAAGTCTTGTCTACGGTCTTCTATTTCGATATTATAGTTGTAACGTTCAATAATAGGAAGTATTTCTGGCAATAAGTTTAGGAATGTACTGCCTCCCATCTGGAAGAAGCTCACTGTTCCGTCCCAACGTCCTAGTTTGTACGCTGGCATATGTCTAGCATAAGGTAACATGTATTTAAACTCGTTAACCAATTTCTTTCTAACATCAAGATCCAATCCTTCGAGCTTGATATTAACTTCATCTTTAACTATAATCTTACAACTTTTCAACGATTGCCTCCGTGGGAATAAAAAGTTTTTAGTATAGGAAACTCTGGTGCTAATTGAGTGTTCACTTGATCAAGAACTGTTAAATTATCAACAAACATTATTATGTCGCCCGAGAGATCTTCTTTTATTTGAGTAAAATAATTATACGACAATCTAGGAACATTGTCAGTAAAAAAAATCTTTTCTCCGTTAATTTCAGCATCCATAGCGGCTTCGAGTAGTCCGGTTGTATTAGGCGAATTATCGTAACTAACAAACACCCAATGGTCTGCTTTTATATGTTGCGCAAAGTCATTTATTAAATTAACCGGCAAGTGCGAATATAAAGTTTTGCTGCTGGCATTTATTTGGAACTGTGGCACAGTAATAGCATTGCCCACATGAGGCAAGAAAGCAAGTACCTGTTCTTTTAGTTTTTCACTAATTGACAAGCCCATGCTGTCAGCTCTAAATACTGCGTTGTATAAATCCATATCAGCAACTCGTTCCCAAGCTTTGTCAATGAATGGATTACTATTTACTAATACTGGCTTACCACAATCAACATCTATATGCGGAATAAACTTATATTTGTTTTCAATTATTATGTGTGCTTGTTGAATAAGATCGTGTGTTTGTTTGTCAATTTCCCAAGAATGTGCTTTCCATTGCTGTAAGAAAGTCACAATCAAACAAAGATTACACTCGTTATGACTTATTTTCCAACGTTTGTCAGTGCCATCCCACGAAAATACTCCTGCGGCGTTTGCACTGAGTTTGTGCATTTGATCGACCATCGGAGGATCGTAAGGAAACATCACGTACCAATAGCTA